AGTGTTTGCCGCACTTCCCCTACCTCCGTGGCTTATAATGACCATTTCTGCCCCTGGAACTGCCGCCCACCTTACCCAAAAATCTATGGTAAAATCGTCATCCCCGAAGTCCCAGTCTCCTATGACATTGGGGACAGTAACATAATCAGAGTTCCCGTCAAGTAAGAGAGATGAAGCCCCAAACTTCTTCTGCGCCGTATCTAATTGTGCAGTAGCGGCAAAGGTAACCACTCTTGCACCGTCATCTTCTGTTGTATATGCTTGCGCCCCATCTACTCCGTCCCAATGGACTACAAGTTTGGTATAAGAGTCCCAAGAAGAACCACCACCAAGGGCATCCCAAGTCCCATCAGGAGTATTTGCAGAGGTCTTATCCATCTTAAATACACCGGTCCCGAATATGCCTATCAGCATACGCTTTGAATTGAAGTCCCATAAGGCATATCCATCATTGCCCTTAATGCCGCCTGTGATATAGACCTCAAAGATAGCGTCATAGACTGGGTCTGTTAGCCAAGTTACTCCGTCATTGTAGGACATAGAGCCGTCAAGATATAGAACATCATAGTCATCTGCTCCCCAGCAAATATAGTTTGCCGCACCTATATCAAAGTTGCCGTTAAGGACTATATGATACTGGGTTCCTGCCACAAGCACAGGATTAGCTGCAAAGGTAAAGGTAATCCAAGAGTATGAACCTGTAATTGTGTCTGATATGTCAACATCATTTGAGGTTCCATTAGCAACAGGAGTCCCTGAAGGAACACCTGCCGCATCTGTCTGTATTTCAACAAACACCGTATCAGTTCCTGCGGGTGTTCCTATTGACTTAAGCCATAATCTTATTTTTGTGACATCCGCTGAAGTATTTGCCTTAAATCCCTGTGAGATGATAGTTTTAGCAGCAGTATTCCTTAAGGGATAATCGTAGGTCTGATACCCTGGAGGATATGCGACATCAAGTCCAGCAGAAGGAATTGCGGAAGAGTTTAACTTGGCAAATCCTTTCCTCTTCATAAGCCTTTCTTTAGTCCCGGCACAATGCCAATTACGCATATTAGGCGAACGTGTAGCAGGCAATGAAAGGATAGGAGTCCTTGTATCCTGTCCGCCACCGAAATCAGATATGACTATGGCTGTCTGTTTTATCATTACTTGTAGTCATCACTCCTGTTATTACTATATACCCCATCAAGGATACCAAACATAGGTCTGATAGGCTTCTGCTTACCCTTGAAGTTTATATCATTATTGAAGAACTTGGTCAGTTCCTTCATTCCCTTTTGTTCCCATACACTTACACCATTAGCATCGCCTTGCTGGGCACATAACTCTGCTACTGCATAATAAACAAGAGCCATCTGCGAGTTAGTGTTAGGTATCTCTGGAATATCCGCATCAGCAACTAACTCTGTGGGCTTCTTGTCAAAGTCTACATAGATAGTTCCGTAGAGGGATACAAAGGCAGATGAAGGCATAGTCGAGAGGTAAAGTTTCTCCGTGCCATCTCTTGCCGAAAAGATACATATTGAAGGAGTGCCTGTACTTTGGCTATCTACATTGGCAGACCATTCACTTTCTGACACTATCTTTATGGGTATCCTTATTCCATTGCTTATGTAATAGACCTCAACGGGATAATTAAAGCCCGTAAGTCCTGCGATAGAATAAGTCTGCGTGGAAGCCACGGGTGTTATTGTGCCTGTCCTGCGGAGTATCTCCCACCTGCGTTCAGCCGCTAACTTCCTTAAAGCATCATTGACAGCCGCCTTTGCCTTTGTATCAGAGCCAACTATGTTCTTTATATTGGCATAGTCTTGGACACGTCCATAGATATTGCTGAACTGAAGTCCGTACATTATTCCTCCAACATCTCCTTAATCCGTTTGCTTATATTCTCTAACTTAATCTTTATAGCCTTATTATCTCTTTCAGCAATCTCTATGTTCTTTTCCCTGTTATCATTAGACTTTTTTAATTCCTCTGCCTCAACTTTAAGTTTCTCTGCCTCTTCGGTATCTTTATGGGCTTTCTCCGTTGCTTCATTTGCTTTCTTCTCGTCCTCTTGGACTTTAGCATAGAGAGCGGAAGCCTTATCCTTAATCTTCTCTGCCTCATCATTTGCCTTGGAGATAATAGAAGCCGCTTCTTCCTGTGCCTTTATCTTCTTTTCAGTAAGCAACGGCATCTCTTTTTCAAGTTCCTGTTTCTCCAACTTCATCTTATTGACAACAGGTCTTAATCTCTTGACTTCTTCTTGTATCTCAAGTAATTCCTTTTCATCAGTATTAAGATTACTCTTTCTATCCATTACTTTGCCCCTTTCTTCGGACGACCTACGTGCTTCTTGACAGGTTCTATTTCCTTAATCTCTTCTATCTCTTCTTCTACCACTGACTCAACTTTACCTATATTATGCACCTGTTCAGGTATAGTCAAAGGAATCACCTTATAATTCCCTGTTATAAGAAGCTCCTTCGCAAGTTTATCGGGAACATCAAGAGTAAAGTCATTCTCTTTATTGAATATGTAAAGCACTCTTGTCCAGTTTGCTTTGACCTTTGACATACCACCTGTGTATTTAATTCTCACTAAGTCCATTTGTTGCTCCTTTCATTAAGAATGCAGATAGACCTGCCATTATTACTATCGCTGTGAATATCAAACGAGGGAAGTCTAAGAAGGATTGCGTCAGACCGCAGAACCCTAAAGTTATTATCGAGGCGAACAAGCACTCGAAAGGTTTACCTGCTTTAGACTTCCTAAATCTTATTACCTTATCTATGACGTAGTAAATAAGGGTACAGTATCCTGCTACGCCAAGGTAATAATATATGGTTAGATATGCTGAATAAGTTGTCGGGCTTTCTCCTATTGCAGGTAATACAGACTTGAATGAGCCGAGTGTATGACCAAAGAATGAGAAGTCCAAAGAAGATACCCATACTGAAAGTCTAATCATAAACTTATATATAAGCCCATTGAATATGAAGATGAGATAGAGTGCGATAGCACCATATATCCCTGTCATTGGCATAGACAAGAAATTGCTACGGCGTAGCAAGAAAGTCATACCTATTAAGGCGGCTATCAATGGCACTATTGAACCTGAAAGAAGAAGCCCTATGATTGGTATGATGATAAGCCAAGGACTAATCATATAGACCATAGGTATTGAGATAGCTTGATAGAGTGCCATATGGCTTGAAAGGAACATTACCCCATCGCATCTCATTGTATCTGAATAGGGATAATGTATACCTATAAGTTGAAGCACAGCAAAGATTGTATTTAGGGTAGATACTATCAAAAGAGGGTATGCTATCACTCTTACGTCCTTGATATATTCAACTACAAGATAATAAAGTAAGAAGCCAAATAAGATATAAGGAATTACCTTGACCCCTAACGGATGAATAAGAACATTAGCGAGGATTAACCCAAAGAAGACAGTCATAGGTAAATCCTTGAAAGGTCTTAACTGCCTTGATATCATTGATACAAGAAATAGGATAAGGACAGCTAAACAGAAGAACAATGTCTGCACGCTCTCAACATTGCTGACATTAAAGAACTTCCATAGGCTCCACTGATATTTCGCCACCCAGCCGTTCAACCTGCCTATATTGAACGGAACAAAGATTATAGGAGTAAGTATCAGTAAGATACCGAGTGTAATGTCGAATATCTTATCCTTAAACTCTCTCATTAGTTATATTCCAAGACCACATTCATATTGCTTATGACTATGTATGCCCCTGTCGAGCAATCTATCGGGTCGTCATAGAAGTTATAGCACTTACCGTTGCCTGATACTGCCTCTGAACCCTCTGTCTTGACATTGGTATCAGAACCCGCACCCGCTGTCGCTGAATCATACAAGGTAAATGTAGCAGTGTTAGCCGTAGCCACAAAAGTTACCTTATATATTCTTGTATCGCCCAATTTGACTAACTGGCTCGTGCTGAATCCCTTTATAATCCTCTGGTCTTTATATGCACCATAAGTCAATGGACATATAAGAGCCATCAAGATAAGTATTGCTATAAGTTTCTTCATTCCATTCCTCTTGGGTTAGGGGAGAGAGCCATTGCTGACCCTCTCCCCGATTGATGTCTACTCGTATTCCAAGCAGATGACAGCACCACTTACGATTATTGACACGGCAGAAGGAATATCAAGCCCCTCTGGCCCAAAGTCATACATCGTAATAGAGTCATACTGTGTTGCTTCACCACCTTCTACGGCAAGGTTAGTGACGGCACAATCTTCAAGGTCGGCCTCATTGTAGATACCGAATACAGCAGAAGCAGCCGAGGCATACCCTGTAATGCGGTATAGAACCATCGACTGTAAACCTTCTGTATTCGATGAAAACGCCCTGAACTTATGCGCCCTGTCCCTATCAGTAGCGGCAAACGCCATAGTGCTACCTATCAACAGCCCTGCAACTATAAGAAGAGCCAGTATCTTTTTCATATTAGCATCTCCTTATATTGTGCCAGGGTTATTGGCATAGGATTTACACAGGAGGTAATTCTTCGGTACTCCAAGTGTATCTTTGACGGCAACCTGTCCGAATACAGCCTCAACTCCGATACCCTGTTCAAACCCGTAGTCCTTTACATCAGTCGTATGCGTCGGTTTCAAAGCCCAACCACGTATAGCGACTTCAGCACCAAAGCCTATCTGGGTCGAAACATCCCTTAGCGTTACCAATGCGCCTGCGGTATGCGCAGCGGCAGTCGTGCCGTTAGCACCACGAGCGGATATGGTAAAGCCGTAGTCCGACTTGGCGGTATAGGTCAGGTCTTCTGTCCCTATACGCAAGATCCCAGTTGCGGGGAAGAACTTGGTCAACTTGCTTTTGGTTGTAGAAGCATCTGCAAGGACAAGGTTCGCACCTGTATCACCTGCGTTTATGGTCGTGTATAACCTTGCTTCAGGGCGAAGAGCGCTACCGATAACCTGATAGCCTGACTTCACCGACCTGTGAACATAGATTATACAGCCATTCCACATACCGATAGCACCCGTGAAGAGAGGATTACCTGCTCCTCTTTCTGCGGCTTCACGTGCGCCTTTCTTCCAGTCCTCATCACCCTTAAGCCAGTATTCGTCTACCTCGGAGATAACAATACCATAGGTGTCAAGGTTCTCTCCATCTTTCATCTTCGCAGAAATAGGCAATGCGCCTTTTCTCTGAAGTGAAAGTTTAATACGGTCGATTTCCTCAACTCCGAAGGTATCATTAGACCCTAACGTAGCGGCAGAAGTAGCATCACCTGAATAAAGAGTGTCAGGAGATTCAGTCGTAATCAACTGGGTAAACATATCAGCGTCAATGACAAAACGGGAGAGCCATTTCTCCAGTTTAATCCTTGAGAGATTGACTGTCTCAAAGTTGACCCTTCTCTGGACATTCTTTGTGAAGGCAACTGCGTTCCTTGCCCAATCTACCGTAAGGTTGAACTGTGCTAATGACAGCTTATCCTCACTACCAGCCAAGGTCGTTTCTCCGGTCACGCCTGCGGAATACAAATCAGATATTACATTGAAATGTATAACATCGCCAGGTTCCTTGGTGAAATCATCCTTGGTTATAATCGGTTTGTTGCTTCCTTCTTTACCTTCCTTATTTGAACCCCAGAATGCGTTGAACATACCATTCTCATACAGCCTTTTATCCCACTTCTCGGGAATGGCATAGTCAAGCTCTGCTCCGGTATAGCTCATCACATTCAATGTAGCCACACCTTTACGGTTCATCAAAGGGAAGCAAAGGAAGTTTATTAACTTCCTAAACATTACTATCTCCTTGGTTGTGTTGTTGTCCATTTGTCGTATGCGTCCTTTTCATCTTCAGACAACTTGCTATACTGGTCATCGGTTAAACGTCCTGTTGGGACATAACCACTCGTTGAGCGACCTGATATAGCGGTTGCCTGACCCTTCTTTGTAGCGGCTGCCAGTTTTGCTGGAGCCTGCTTTGATAACTGGGCATAAGCCGCATCAACGGCAATCTTATAAGCCCAAGGGGTAGCAAGTTCCATTTTACCTTTAGCGTTCCAAGCCCCGAGTCCACGTTCAAAGAGTATCTTGTCAGCTAACTGGAATAATTCAGACTCTTGGTTATTAAGGTCTGGATATTCCTTTATAGTATCTTTCCAGATACCATCTACCTGCTTCTGATACTCTACCTCTGAACTCTGGGACTGGGCAAACTGGGTAATATGGTTCTGTATATACCACTTGATTGCCTCGGCGGTATCCTTGTCGAAGAAGTCTTCATAGCCTTTACCCTTAGGTTGAGAGGCAGGTTGTGCCCCTGTTCCCTTGACTAATTGCGTAAGCCGTTGGACTTCAGCAAATAGTCTTTTGCCCTCTGTACTGGAGTTCTTATACCCTTCTTCTAACTCTTCAGGGGTCTTGTAACGTCCAGCATAGAGTTTAGGTTCTCCTTCAACAGGTGCTCCTTGTCCTGCTACCTGCTCTTCACCTGCGGGTTCCAGCACTTCCTCTTCAGGGTTCGGCTGGGTTGTTCCGACTGGTTGCTCCATTTACTACTCCTTGTATAGATAAGAGGGAAGTTCTACGTGTTTGTAGAGTTATTCCTCTGTATCATCCTCTTTCATCTTCTCATCAAAACTTTCTTTATCTGCCTTGTCTTTTTCGTCATCTGATAACTTACTATATTCATCATCTGATATAGACTCTTTAGACCCACATTTAATACATTCTATTGTGGTGGAGTCTCCATAATTATCTTTTCTAATCCCTGAAACCCTGCCTTCCATCATAACCTTCTGCCCCATTTTCATTCCCATATCTTTATCAATGGTTAAGGAAGGATATGTAATCTTTTTCTTTTTTACTTCTACTGGTTGTCCTGTTGGAACATCAGGACTTTTATTTCCAAGGTCTATCATATCCATATCTACTCTCCTTTACTTGTCCTTGCTTGTATGTCCATTAGCATAGGTATATCACGAGCCATCTCAAGTCCCTTCTTAATCAATTGGTATCTCTTGAGTAAATCCCCATCGGCATTGTCATTATCCATATCTTTCCTATAACTCTCGATATACTTGTTCAATCTTTCCATATATGCCTTGAAGCCATTGGTATTGACTATGCGTAAGAACTCTGCGTAATCTTCTCTTGCCTTAGCCATTACATTGCACCGCTCTCAACTGCCTTGACTTGAGGCTGTGCAGTTGCGGGTCTCTGCCCTTGAGGTGTCTGTTGCAGGGCTTTAGCCTGCATCTCTTGTATAGTCTGAGCCAGTTGTTCTCTTTGCTTAGCTTCTACTTCATCAATAGTCGGCAACTTGATATTCCTCATATCAATAGAACGGAAGAAGTTCTGCGTGACTGTCCTCATCACATCATCATTGATAAAAGGGTTCTTCTGATAGGATTGCATGGCTGTAGTATAAGCCATTGTCGCCCTGTTCTGCTCGACTTCCCTGTTTATATTGACAGAGTTGCCTACTGCCTCAAAGTCGAATGCACCACCCCATTTACTCTGGCTTATCTTCTTGAAGGGATTGCCTGTCTGCTCGGTCAGATAGTATATAAAGTCATCAGTCAGATAGTCGGCATTAAGGTCAACTATGAACTCATACAACTCCTCATTGACATCCTGCAATGCCCTTATCATATCATCAAACTTAACATTACCTTCGCCTATGATTGAAAGTATGCCTGTGGCTGTCCTCTGGTTGCCTGTATCCTGCCCTAAAGAGTAATCTGATACGCCAAAGAGTTTCTGCACCATACCCAACAGGAACTCCATCTTGGAGAACTCCATCTGCTCGTTCTTGGGAAGTTCCAACACTCCAAAGGCTTCAGGATTATCTGTCGCTAACCTGCACCCTGGCCCGAATGGACTTTCATCGGGGTCATAGTTTAATGGTGTCTTAATGGGCGGATTGTTGGTTATGCTTCCCCTGTCAATCATTTGGTTGAATATAGCATCAACAAGATTGCGTATGCCTATAAGGAACTCAGGGATACCCTTGCCATAGAATGAATTCTCCATAGGTATAATCTGGTAATGGAAGAAAGGTCTCTTGGGATAAGGTGTAATCATCCACCCGAGCATCCTGTCATTCTTGTAATCTGAAGTCCCGAGGAAATTACCAAGGATTAAGGGTCTCGCAAGAAATACCACTATCTCTTCTTCAAGACCATCGCCATTGATATCATATCTGCCATGCCATTCAGAGATAAGCACCTTGCTAAACTGGGAGTTCTCCTTGTCGGTAGCCCTACCTTGGACATCCTGCTCTAACTCCCTTACCACATCTTCCCTGAACTTACCTTCTGTCGGCTCTCCTATCCTGTGCTTGACCCAATCAAGAGTACGAAGGTATTCATCTGAACACCAATCTAATGCCTGTATGTCTGATGTATCTGCGTCTTTAGGTATGATAAAGTTCTTGAGTGAGCGAGGATAGACCTTCGGACTGTCGTAGGACTTTATCTGCTCCGACACTATCTCCTTGACTACACTTGGCAGGTTACCCATCTCATCGGGCTGTGGTTCAAAGTCCCTGTCAACTTCATAAGGGTCACCTGTCTCGGGATTAGGTATCTTCTGGTTAGTCTGTGGATTGACCAGAAAGTGTTTGACCTTATTGACTATCTTAAACTCCTCTTCCCAGACACACTTGGCTATACCATCGCCACTCATTGCAGTTGACTTAAAGACCAACTTCATAGACCTGCATATCCTCATCTTGGTAGATACTTGGAAGTTCAGGGCATCTTGGACTACCTCTGCATCTGCTAAGTCAGAGTCCCCACGTCCTCTTACCCAGACATTAGGTTTGGCTCCATAACAGACCTTAAGGAAACGAGGCAATAGACCTTCAATGGTAAATGCCTCAAGTGGTATACCTATGTCTGAAGCATTTGACCAAGGAACATTCTTTGGATTAGCCTTCGGGTCATCACCCCAGCCCATTAGACCAGAGATTGACCTCTTGGCTTCATATCTCTTGACATAGTTATCAACTTCATCGAAATGAGAAGCCCAATGCTTCTTGCCCTCATCTATCCACTTAGCGATGGACTCCCTCATCTTTATCTCGTTTAAGGTAAAGACTTCAGGCATTTCCTTTTGTTCTGCTTGAACCTCTTCCATATCTACCTCTTCTTACTTAAGAAATTCCTTAGACTTGACATACCCGAAGCCACCTGTATCTTGGGCTTATCTTCCTTTGCCTCTGTAGTCTTGATAATATCCTTGCAATACTCAAGTATTCCAATAGCGAGCAACTTATTGAAGTAGAACTCAGGCGTAGCATCAAGCATCACCCTTCCATCCTTAATCCATATCTCGGCTATCTTGTAATCCTTTGGCGCTTCCTGCACAGGTTCAGTCGAAGATTGGACAGGTTTCTCCGCTACAACTTCTTCTTTCTGCGTTATGTCTACTACATCACCCATCTGTTCTCCTCTCGTTAATAACCAGCCAACCCTCTATAATGTTCCTTCTCTACCTTCCTTCTCTTGAAGTTCCCCTTATAAGGGTGTTCTCTTCTGACATAAACAGCAATTGCACAAGCCATTATCAAGTCATCTAACTTGCCTGTATCCGCTTCGGGCCTACCTGACTTCTGGTTATTTATGAATGTCCAGCACTGGTCGAGTATCTGCTTATCATTAAGAGTAATCGACCCATTGAATATCTCTTCCTTCAACTGTGCCAGCATTGTGGGTCTTGTAACCGAGTTAGTCGAGAAACCTATCTCAAGTGTAGTCTCCTTAAAGCCCTTCTTTGTCTTCGACTTCTTATATACATTACCATAGGACTTATACAGTCCTTGGTTGACAGCATAGCCATAACCTTCATTCTCTATGGCTACCAATGCATCATTATAGAAATGCCCCAGCCTCTCCACATCCTCTTCAAACCTATCGGGGGCAATGTTATGATTATACACCGCACATACATTATTAGACTTCTTGTTAAGTACAACAGAAGCCGACTTATCGCCATGGGCAAGCCCTTTGGCTGTATCACCTGTCAGCACATATTCATTGTAAATAGAGGGCATCTCATAGATATTGAATAGCCCTGTCTCGGTCTCCCTGAATACAAACCTACCCATCTCCTTGACTATGTTACCCACCTTGGGTTTAAGTATCTCCTGATGCTTCAGGGCTTCCTTGTCAAAGAATATGTCACCTGAAGCAATAAAGGCTGACTCAGGGTCAATAGGAAACTCTTGGCTAAACTGAAGGATATCCCCATTACAATTATTAACTATAGCCCACCTGCGCCAGTTCAACTGCTTATCTGTAAGGTTAAACTTCTCCTTGATTACCTTCTCTTCCTTAAGAAAGTTCTCTGCTCCATCACTTGTCCTGAACTTTATCCCCTCAATAGGATACATACGACCCAAGGTAAGGGCAAGGGAGTACTCTTCTATCTCATTCCAAGGGATAAATAGGGGTATCCAGTCCGAGAGACCCGACTCGGCCTTCTTCCACTCATCATGGAACTGGTCTCTGCCATTAGCGGTTGTCTCGCCTATTATCATCGTTCCCTCTAACTGGGGAACTGCTTGGTTGATAGAAAGCAAAAGAGCACTCAAGTCCTTATATCTGCTGACCTCTGATAAGTGGACTAAACGAAGTGTGTAGCTTCGTCCAGCTTCAAGGTTGTCCGAGGTATCTACAAGGACTTGAGAGTATATCCCCGAGAACTCCAACTTCTTCTCATTAGAATGCTTAATAGGGTTCTTCAAATTAGACTGTAACTTATCATAATACAACTTCTGCATACTAAACAGGTAGTTAGCCCCGTCAAGGTCATGGGACACAACAAGCGAGTTCAATGCTTGGTGCTGGGAAGTATAAGCGAATAAGATGGCTTCAATCAAAGTCGAGATACCCGACTGCCTTGCCTTAAGTATCCATAACCTTATCGGCTTATGCTCTGCCAGCAACTCCTCTATCTTATTGAGCACCTTAACCTGCGTAGAGTTAAGGATTAGAGGTATAATCTGTCCCTGCTTGGTCTTTATATTCAGGAACCCATTACGCACAAGGACTAAGGGGTCTAAGAAGACTAAGGTCTGTTCTGCCTCATCTAACTCTGCAAGAGAAATCTCAGGTCTATCTATAGCCATTACTTCCTGCATTTGTATCCTTCGGCATATCCTGCCCTGAAACCTTCATACCATACCTCTTGAGCCTTTACCATATCATCAGCCATCTTGTCTTTAAGTTCTACCTTTTCTCTAGCTTCTTTAAGTTCATCGCTATGTTCCTTTGAAACCTTCTCATATAAATCTTTGGATATCCTTGCCTCTATGGCTTTCCTATCTTCCCCTGTAATCTTGAAGCAAGCAGGAACCATCGTAACCAAGCATAGGACTATAAAGACTATAACTGCACAATCAATGACATTAACCTTCCCAAACACTCTGCCCTTGCTATCAATAATCATCTAACTTTGTATTCTACTTCCATTAGACCTTATCCTTCTTAAGTATCTTAAACATTACAGTCCCACATATAGAGCACTTACCCTTAAGAGCCTTCAGCCCATTCTTCATCACTATATTCTCACGGCTACTTATAGGTCTCCTTACCCTGCACTTGAAGCAATGCCCCTCGCCCTCTGCTAATGGGGCACCCTTGACCTTAGGAGCAACCTTAGAGATGCCTTTTGAAACCTTGGGGGATAATTCTAAGGAGGCTGACTCTGAAGGCACAACAGGAGCAACAGAGGAAGCGACATCCAATGAAGGCGAGGCAACTTTCAAAAGTGGCGAGGATTCAGAGGGGAGCTTCTCAATATTCTTCCCTATCCCCACTGCCCCCTCCCCCATCCCTTCCATAGACTTCCTTGCTATTGATGGGGAAGATGTTGCTATGGGCAGAGGTAGCAGAGACTTGATATTCAATGGTAATTTATTGCTTGAGGGTATGATAGATACTAAGGATATGTTATCGCTAACATTTGGGGCAGAGACATTGTCAACCATTGCATCGGCTGAGGGTTTACAATGAGCCTGAGCAGGCAACAGATTGCCTATCCTATTGGAGCTAAGTATATGCGTCAACCTTGTAAGCCTCTCATTGAGATTGACATCGGCAGTAGACTTTACCTCGGACTTATCTATAAACATCCCATTGATACGAGCCAGGGCTTCAGTGGAGCGAATTTCATTTGTGCGGTCTCCTTCTTTATCGCACTTGTTCGCAATCCTCTCGAAGCGTTCTGAAATCTTCAAAGGGTTTGAATGTATCGCATCTGCTATACACCTTTTGGCACCTTTGCGATAGGGAGCGTTTGAGGTAGGAGAATATCCAGCTTTAATCTTAGCTTCGGCTATACTATTGCTTGTTTCTAAGGCTTTAATGAGCTTCTGTTGCTTTAGTGTCATATCTATTTGTATACCTTTATAGCCAATTTAGGGGATTTAGGGCTTTATTGCCCGAATTAATTGCGTCCTATTGCCCATTTAAGACATTATCTCTGTTGAGTTGATATACTTATATGGGTTTATATCTATTGTGCTTCTTATGCCCATTTAGAAGCAATTATAGCCTATATAGTATTATGTTGCTTCGTCATAGTAAATTATAGCATATATTCCCTGTTTGTCAAGAGATTATCTTGTAATAAAGCAAAATAGTGCTATATAGAGTGTAAGGATATTGCCCGATTTTGCGCAAAGTATACCCATTAAAATTTATTGCTATTGGCTTAAGAAAATCATCGTCGAGACATAGCAAGAATTTACCCTAAATAGTCCAGAATAAAACTTGACAAGTACTATATCATATAGTATAATCTTCGTATAAACAAGGTTAAGGGTAGTCAGTAGTAGATGCTCATTGACAATCTGGCAGAGGCGCTCCAAGAAGTAGCGGGAGATAATAACTCGAAAGAGGCGGCCTCAAATATCCTTAAAGGCAGATTAAAGAGTAGAGGGCAGAAAAGAGAATACAATGGACAGAATACTCTGGGATTATGAGAAGAAAGTATTTTGGAGCGAAACAACAGGACAGCAGGTCTCTATTCCTTATGTAGATAATTTTATGGTATCTATTAAAGAAATAGAAAACCTTAAAGACAAGCTCCATCGCCGTAATATGCAGATAGAGGACTTGAAGAAAAAAGTCGGATACAAGACAATAGGAGAATGGAAAGCATCTGATTGGGAGTTTTGGGCAGAAATGGAATACAACTTTGGAAATAAAAATCTCCCAGAATGGTTTATAATAAAGATGTCTATTCCAAGAATGAACTTTAACCGCTAACCACACGCCCCATATAGGGCATAACCGCTCTCTGCTCTTTAATGTGTCTTTAAGGGTATACTTGCTGGATTGTAATAGGGTATCATTTAGGGTGTTAACTTGTAGGCGAAATTAAAAAAAGGAGGGAAAGTCAATGGTAATCAAATTATTAAAAAAGGGTATTAAGGTAGATGGCAAATATTATCCTTGTTTTTATTCTTCAGCGAGAAATAATAGAAATGGAAATGCTACAATATATATCAAGTCTTATGACTCATTACCTTTTGAATTTAATGCCTTTTTCCAGGTAGAAAACAATTCAGATGTACAAACAGACTATTTTGAAAAGGACAGGATTAGAGTTAGTCCAAACAGTCAATATTTCGCTCAAGTGGAGGCATTAGCAAAATAATGAACCATTTATATGAACATTATTACTATCAAATGAGAGAAACGAAAAAACCCGTATACCTTGATTTTTATGAATTAGAAAAGAAAGACTTACCTCGTATCGAGTGTTATCTTGAGCAGACGGTCAGATATAACAATAAATGGTATTTCGTAGAAAGTAAAAAGACTTACTTTACAAAAGAATCAAACAGGAATAATGCCCCAAAATATTGGATAAAAAACCTATATCAGAAGAAAAGTCCTATATTGAAAGATGGCTCAGTGGGTATATAAATATAGTTAAAGTCGCCCCTCGGACTGCTGAGGGATAAGAAGGAGGATGGAGATGAAGAAGGTTATAGAAAAGGTTATAGATTTAGACCTAAACCCCCGCTATTGCCTGTATGCTTTTTCTTGCGGTCATACCCCGAAACAGCAACTTAAAATAGATAAAAGAAAATATAGGGGTGGCTGTATGGCTGGATATATTACTTGGGTTGATAAAATGGCTAAACAATGGCAAAAAGAAAATAATGTCGATAGAATAACGAATCAGGATTCTTTTGATGATTGGCTCGAAAACGTAGTAGTTTTACAGGGAGGATATGATAAAAAATGCTCCAGATGTGGATGGTTTAGAACAAAAGAACAAATTAAAACGGGAATTTGCTTGAACTGCGATTCTCGTAATGAATATGGTAACTTTAAGGAGATAATATGAAACCCCTCATCCTTGCCCTGTTGTTGATAGGTTGTGGGATATTGCCCGCTTATGGGCAGGATGTAGACGTTGAGCGCCTTGCCAATGCTATCTATAAAGCCGAGGGCGGAGCAAAGACTTCACATCCTTATGGTATACTGGCTCACTATAAGCATACGACACCAAGACAAGCGTGCATTAACACAATTCGCCACGCATTAAGGGACTTCACAAATGGGGATTTTATTTCCTTTTTGGGTTCACGTTATTGTCCGGTAGGTGCAAAGAACGACCCGACTGGACTAAATAAAAACTGGATTAAGAACGTCAAGAGGTTCTACAATGGATAACTTTAACTCGTACTATATCCCCAAGAACAGGAGGGAGCTGGTAGCATACTTGGTCAAGAGATTTCCCACAGGTAAGTGGCACGGTAAATCGAGGGCGTGTTTAATGGTCGTGTATAGGAAGACGAGAGATAAGGAGGGCTAATGGATAATTTCTGGGAGAATGAAAAGTATAAGGAACTGAAGGAGAAGTTGCTTGATATAAATCCGAAGTTGGCTGATGATTTACTTGCGGTTTGTTTTCAGGCAATAACTCACGGGATAAATTCGCTTTCAAGGGATATGAAGAAGGGAGGCAAGAATGCTCAATAAGATATATGCTATATGTAAGGTGATAGTCGAGACGCAGAGGATACAGAATAAGAGGATAGACTTGTTGGAGAAGCGGATTGGTAAGGTGGAGAAGGCCACAAGTTGAGGCAGACAGGGCGATAACCTCATTGTCAGAAAGGAAGGAGTAATGGGCGATACGTCAGATAAGTTGATAAGGTTTGAAGAGGATAGCTGGGATTGACTTGCTGATAAGTTTATCAAGGCGAGGCAAGACGAGTGGGATAACTTCGTATGGGAAGAATACGAGAAGTCGTTGAGAGAACCTGATTATGAACCCGAGGTATAAGATGGAAACTACATTAAGAATTGGGGATGAAATAGAAGTTAAAGGAAAAATTGAGGAGATTATTCAAACAAAAGATGGGTATAAACTTAAGGTTAGATTTCCTCAAGCAGAAACGATGTTTAGTGTAATATATATATCTTCTCTCATTAAGGAGGTATAGAGATGACATATAAGATAAAGAGGACAATACACCCAGAGTTCCAGGGCAAGAAGTTAGAGGCAGAGGTGGAGTTGACCTTAACAGAGAGCACAACTAAAGGCCCTAATGATAGCGGGGATATGCCTTGCAATTCAATGGACGCTATCAAGGTGCTCTGGATAACTGATGAGCAAGGGCAGGAGTTATGGCATCACGGCAATGGCAGGCCTGCGCAGGGTAGCATAAGCCCCGAGTTAGGGCTGGTTATCAATGCGGAGTGTGAGAGGATAGAGGACTTGGAGCCGGAAAGGGGAGAGGATGGAGATTAAGGATATGTCTACCAAGGAATTGTTCAAGGTAAGAGACGCTATTAAGATATTAGTTATCTACTTTGATGATGAGATATTAAGGTGCTGGCTGGGACAGATTAACAAGAGATTGAACCAGTTGGCAAAGGAGGGAAAGTAATGCTTATAAGTTCTACGCTATTTGTTGATTTAATCAATGTTGAGGTATCGCCTGAAGATATAGTACACCCTATCAAGGTATTTCTTAAAGACCAGACGATACACTTGAAGAAGAAGGAAGCTCTTGAGTTGGGAAGCAAGTTAGAACAGGCGTATATAGAACTTAACCTACAAGGGGAGAAGAAAGCTAATGTATAAAGGCAAGGAGAGAAGGAAGAAGGAGAGAAGGAAAGCGAAGATGGTCAGAACGATTATAATTGATATGCCGTTGGATGAGTTTGTATGCTCTTTCTTGGCAAAAAAGAGAAGTGGAATTGGGATTTTCAAGGCAATATCAATGTCTAAATTAACATAGAATAAAACCTTGACATTCGACGAGTATGTGGCATAATAGAACTACGAGAGGATAACAAATATGGCTCATAAGTGTAGATTTTCTCCCCGAAAAAG